ACTTATGTAGAGCAGGTGTCCTTGATGGGTTTACTGGACACGGTTTACAACTCAGATTAATCAAAGCACGGTTGGCGCAAGCCAAGCGATTGGGCTGGAACTGGTGTATCACGGATACAACAAATAACCCGGCATCTGCCAACTCTCTTATCAATGCTGGATTTAAGATATATACTCCGGCAAACAAGTGGTCCTTCCGTAACGCAATCTACTGGAAATATAAAGTTAACCAAGATGCCATACAAAGACAAGAACGTAAGAGTCGCCAAGCACAAAGAGTGGAGCCATAACCACTACGAAGCAACTAAAGAAACCACAAAAATTAGAATCAAAGCGCAAAAGGTGAAAAACAAAAAAATATGGGATGCGTTTAAGGCGACGCTAAAGTGTGCGGTTTGTGGGGAGAACCACCCAGCTGTATTGGACTTTCACCACGTTAACCCTGAAGATAAAGAGTATTCAATCAGTACCCTGGTAAGTAATAAGAGTTTTACCAAAGCCATGAAAGAAGTAGAGAAGTGTATCGTATTGTGTGCGAACCACCACCGAATCGTGCATTACGACGAAAGAAAAACCCCCGCCTTGTGAGCGGGGGTTTTTATTGGGTACATTCAGATTAGAATGAACCGCTTGAGCCCCATGCTCCGAGGGGATCGGACCAACCGAAGCTGTAACGCTCACGAGACTTGTAACGAACGTTACCAGTATCGAAGTCACCATCCATAGAATTCTGGAGTGGTGTACGCTCAAACATTTTCAGGCCGTTTGGAACGTCGGTCAAAATAAACCATGCGTTTGTATCGGTCAAGAAGTGGTTAACAGCGTAGCCTTCTGGGATTGTGCCATTGTTTTTCAATGCATTGATATCGTTGTTGTTTGTACCAACACGGAGGTTAGTTTCCAACAGACGAGTAGCAACGAACATCAAAGCAGGTGGGATCACCAGTTTGCGTGGCTTAGCAGCGATCAAGAGACCGCGCTCATCAGTCCAGGCAGCGATTTGAATTGTTGCGGCTTCCAAAGAAGTCTCGTTCAAATCAACAGGGGTAGCAGCAGTATTGCTGTTTGTACCACCGTTTACCAATGGATGAGCTGTAGAGAACAATGCAACACCGTCACCACCGAGGTAGCTAGATGAGAAACCGTTATTCAATACAGAAGCACCTTTAACTTGCTTGGTGTAAGACATAGCGCGCGCCAATGCTTTGGTGTAACGAGCAGACAATGAGTCATACAAGTTATCTTCAATCGCTTCTTCAGTGATTGAGAAACCCAAAGCAATAGTTTCGTGTGAGTAGCGAGATGTAAAAGCTTCTTGTGCATTATCGTAAGAAATTGCACCACCTTCGTTCTTGACTGGAGCAGCCGAGAAACCAGACAGTTTTGTCTCTTCTTCAAATGAACGCTCAGAGGCTTCGATGTCATAAATTTCTTTATGCTCTTCGCCATAGCGCTTGTACTCTAAACCGAACAACGCGTTTAGTCCTGGGAGTAACTCTTTTAAGAGCTGTGAACGTGAAATAGCCATGTTATAGCTCCTTTATTAGTTAGCTGTACCAGCGGATTGATAGTACTGATGTACGCCAAAGTTTAACTTGACGATCAAATCAGTGTATGCATCACCGGGGTTAGAAGGGAAATTGCCGCCGAATGTAGAGCTGGAGTTAACCAAGTCAACAATCTTAACAGCAAGAGCGGAGGTGTTAGCAACAGTCAACACGCCTGAACTCAAGGAGCCAGTTACGTTGATTACTGAATCACCAGATGTTGTGTTACCAGTTGTAGAGCTTGTACCACCAGTAAAGTTGCCTAAAGCAGCAGTCTTACCAATAGAGGTATAAGTTACAGAACCAGCAGCTTGTACTTGATACAACTGATCTGGGTCTTCGATTACACGGATAAATACGTTTGTATAGCCTGCAGTGATCGCGTTAGCTGGCAAATACTGAGCATACAAAGGGTAGCCTAGTTGTTGACCTGCTAATTGATAACGTACGCCTACGCAAACGCCAGCAATACCAGTAGAACTGGTTGTTGGGGTTGAAGAAACAACAATAGGCATACCAGGTAAATTGCTGGTTGTGCCAAGTTGCACTAAGTCACCATTAAAAATTGGTGCTGTGTTGTTATAGGTCAATTGATACTCGCGGATTGTGCCGCCAGTAAAGGATTGACCACCGATCAGGCTGATCGGCTTTAGTCCATAAGGACTGGATACTGTAGCCATTTAAAGCCTCCTAAAAAGTTAATTAACGTGAACCACTCCCGAAGCCACCACCTTTACTTACTGTGCTTTTACGCTCACTATACAAAGGCATACGTGCATCGTTATTACGCATGAAATGGTTATCAACCGAATCCATCTGATTTTGTGCTTGCGACTCGTAGTACTCTTTTTGTGCTGCGAGTTGCTCTGTTAAGATCTTACACAAGATCAAACCACCGATTTCAACGTTTCCATTTGCATCACCCACAATCATAAGTTCGGGGTGATCCTCAGCTTTAACCGGTACCCAACCATCACGAAACTTTTGGGATACGTTAGTTGGTACCGCTTGTCCTAATACCTCTTTAGCAACCCATCTGAAGCTATAACCAGATTCTGGAGTAGGGTCAGGCAGAGTAGCCGCTGGGCGGTAGATTGGACGGGTTGAAGCTGTTTCGCGATTCTCGCCATCGCGCGTTTTACGAGTATTAGCCATTACGGGCCTCCTGTTTTAAAAATTCCTTAGCATACAATTCACGTGAAATACCTAACTTATCAGCCAGTGCTGCTTGGGTGGATGTAAGTCGGATAGTTTTTTTTGCCCCCGTTGAACGGGTAGCAGAAGCCACGACTGTTGCCGGCTTTTTACTAGGTTCACCGGTTCTACGGCTAGCTGGCTCGTCATCCTGAAGTAAATCAGGGAACACAGACTTTAAGCGAGAATTAATTTTCTCGAAATATTCTTCACTACGCGGGTCGTAACCCGTGGCCACCAATTTCTGATGCAAGCCTAATGCAAAGGCTGTCATCTCCTCGTACCCCGGCGATCCAAACCACTGGTTTTTGGCTTGCCAGCGCAAGGTTTTTTCGTCGGGCCTGGGTACATCTGGAGCCGTATGTTGTATTTGTACATCATTTTCTTGAGTTTGTAAAGTACTTGGACGGAAATTTTTTGCAGCTTCAATTTTCATCTTTGCTTCAGTCAACGCTTCTTGGGCGGCTAGCAATGCCTCGGAGTCGTAGTCTTCAGACGCTTTCTTAAACTTATCACGTGCATTATTAAGCTCAGCCTCGGCTTTTTCACGCATCATCTCTTGGTAGGAAGTCTCGCCAGTCTGAACATACTGCTTCAGTTTCTTGTTTTCTTCCATAGCATGTTGAGCTAGACGAATTGCTTCTTCTTTCTCACGTTCGGCCTTTTCTTTGGCTCTACGCTCGTCATGACGGGCATGCGTTAGCTCTTTAATGCGCGATTGAACACCTTTTGTATATCCCTCAATCTCTTCATCCGAGGGATCTTCTACATCACGGTTTAGGGGCTGCGCCTTTCGATCTTGTTCAGGAGTATCGTCTTCAACAACAATATCCGCCTCAACAACATCGCCTTCAGCAGTTACATCTAACTCGACTTCTGGCTTTTCATCAAAGCTTCCGTCTTCGTCTGGGAATTTATAAGTCATACTTACTTCCTTTCTATCGCACCGAAAAAGCGCTCGGTGTGTGCGTTTGATTTACTTCTATTCCATGAAGCTGGAACAACTTGAAGGTTTGCAGCAGAACTATTGCCCCCTTTAGACACGGGAATTACGTGGTCCACGTGCCAAGAAATACCAGTAATAGCACTGCGCTTGCGCATCAAGTCAACCGCCTCTGTAAGAACTAGCCTATCAAATTCATCTAGATTTCGTTCAAAACCACGGCGAACAAGCTGGTATCTCAACCTAGCTTGCTTTCTGACTTCCGAAATTGGCTTGCTACTTCTGCGTGCTTCCGCTTTACCCCTACCACCAGAAACTACGTATGTAGCTTCATGGCGTTTTTTAGCAGCTTTGCCTTTTGCACTAGTTTCGTATTTCTTTCTACTAGCTTTTTGGGCTTCATTACGCACGCGCGATCCCCCTCGGGTCCTCGACAACTGCTTCTACTTGGTCGTCATAAATAACACGAAACTCTTTTCCGTAAATCATGATCCTAGTACCTGTATAAGGGCGGGTAATAACAAAATCACCCTCTTTACACCAAGCACCTGTTGGAAATTTAGCTTCATCTTTATAGGCTAGATCGCCTAGCTTCAAAACAAATAAAACTGGGGAAGTTAGCTCCTCAATCTTCTTAGTCTCATCAGCTTTCAGCAAACCGCTATCGTATTGGTCTGTGGCTGTAACCAGCGAACACAGCATTCTCCAACCACGTGGTTCAGGTAGCTGGCGGGCCATTTGCACCTGGATTTCTTCGGGTGTTGGCTCAGCTACTTCATTTACTTCTACGTCTACTGCGTCAAGCGAATGCATACTGCCATCCGGTAATACAAACCCTTGTGGGGGCAAAGCGATGGTTTCACTCATCGTTGTCTTCTTTCATATTGTCAGCGAGGTCGAATAAATGGCGCTCTGCAAATGCTAGGCCTCGAATTACACCGCAGAGCTCTTTGTACTGCTCAAAACTTGTACACTGCCCGTTTGCCAAATCGTCAGTGTAGTTATTCATATCTGTGCGCAACTTGTCACGCATTGCGGCTATGAAATCAGCCGTTAGTAGATCCATCATTTGGTTTTACTCTCCTTAGGTGTTTGTTGCTGTTGGTTTAGGGTTACTGCTGTATTAAGCCTGTGCTCTTTATCTTGCTGAGCTAGTTGGGCTAATTGCAAGGCCCCGCTAGTCA